AGCTGGCTCTTGGCGCTGGCTCTATGCCCTGGCTCTTGGCGCTGGCTCTATGCCCTGGCTCTTGGCGCTGGCTCTATGCCCTGGCTCTTGGCGCTGGCTCAAACTTGCAGAGACTATAAGATGCCCTTGGGCTGAAGTCAAGTGAAAAATATTTAAACGTTTCAGGCCCCCGGCAGGAGTAGAGTTCCATACCAGGGGCCTGAAACTTGTAGATAGTGTAACCGCTAAACTACAGGGGGATACCAGAAACGGCGGGATAAGGCGAAGGGGAAGTGATGGTTACCACTTGGAAAACAAGTAAATGCTAATCCAGTCAATTATTGCGTCTAGCATAACTTTAATCTCCTGTTTTCAAGAACAGGATAGCGCAAAAATGTAAGCAAGTCAAGGGCGCGTATGATTACGACCAGCAAATCAGGCGGAATCTATATCGAGATAGGCGGGAATCTTACGCCTCTCAAAGATGCGCTCATTAATGCCAAGGTTATCGGAAACGATGCAGCCAAAAGCATCAGCGATGCCTTTAAGGGTGCGATGTCCGAAGCCGGCGCCGCGGGCGTCGGCAATGCCATGACCCGCGCGTTTGCCCACGCCAAAGCATCCGCCGGCGCTCTTAAAACCGATTTAACCGCGTTCAGTGAAACTTTCAGGAACATGGGCCAGAGCATCGGCCTTGCCGGGAAGGATTTAGAGCGTTTCGCCACCATCAACGCCAAGGCCCTGCAAAAAAAGAACGCGGACGAATTTCACAGAAGCCTCAGCGCCATTCAGCGCCAGACCGGAATGACCAACAAGGAGATGAACGATCTTGCCAAGTCGCTCGGCGGTGTCGGCAATGAGTTCAGCAAGGCATCAAAGGGCGCTCAAGACATGGGAGCGGCTTTAAAAGGTTTTGCTATCAAAGCGGCTGTCATTAACGAAGCCAGAAAAGCCTTGAGGTCTCTTGCCGAAGCCGCTGTTGAAGCCTTTGATCTCGCCGCCCGCTATGAAACCCTTGGCGTGGCTGTGCAGCATGTGGGCAGGGTTGCCGGGTATTCGGCTGTCGAGATTGACAAAAACGTGAATGCGCTGCGGCAGGTCGGCATTGCCGGGATTGAGGCGCGGCAGAGCATGACGCGCCTTATTCAGGCACAGGTTGATATAACAAAATCATCCCAGCTTGCCAGGATTGCCCAAAACGCGGCGGTGATTGGAGCAACAAGCAGCTCAGAAGCCTTTGAAAGAATGGTGCATGGCATTCAATCCGCCAATACGCAAGTGCTGCGGGGCATCGGGATCAATGTCAATTTTGAGCAATCCTATCGCAGACTGGCGCAAAGCCTTGGCAAATCCGTTGATGAGCTTACCGAGCAGGAACGGATACAAGCCAGGGTTAACGCGGTTACGGAATCCGGGGAAAGAATCACCGGACTCTATGACGCGGCTATGGAAACGCTTGGCAAGCAGATGGGGAGCCTGAAGCGGATTCAGCAGGACTTTTTGACGGACGCGGGAAAGTTTGTTCTTGAGCTTGGGAAATCAACGGGCGTTATGGGATTATATGCCAATGCGCTTGATTCGGCATCTGAGGCAATGCTGCGCTATCGGGCGGCACAAATGGGCATAAGCCCGGAGGTTTTGCCGTCAGGAGCGGCGCCGGTTCGTGAAGCGGTTGAAGGGGTGGCGGCATTGGCTGATGAGGCCAAAAAACTGGAAGCGCTTTTTGCGGCTGCCGAAGCAAAAGGGCATGATATTTCTGAACTGAGGGCAAAATTCAGGCCGCTTGCTGATGAGATTACAAATGTCGGCACTCAAATAACCCGCGCAAAAGATAATTTAAGCAATCTGTATTCAATGGAAGGAGTCTCGCAGGAACTTATTGAACAGTTGGAAGCGGAACTTGCATCATTGGTCGCCAGGCAGGGAGAGCTTACACAAGAAGTTGAGGCTACGCGCAAAGAATACGCGGAACTTGGAAAGGAGGCCGCAGGGACTATTACCGGAATTTCTATTGATACAACAGACTTTACCGCACAGCTTCAGAAGGTAGAAGCCGTCTACGGCAAGTCTGCGGACAGGATAAAAGAACTGGCGATTGCAGCGCAGAAGGCCCAGATAGAGGCTGTTAATGCGCTTCTTGAGGCAGGGGCAATTTCTCAAGAAGCTGCTGTCAAAATGATCGCCGCAGCACAACAGGAACTTGATAGGCTTACCAGCACTGGCAGTCGCGGTGTTTCAGCCATCAATGATCGTGAACGGGCTATCAAATCCTTGGCTGATGAAATCGCCCGTCTTACCCTTACAGAAAAAGAATACAACGCGCTCAGGCTGGATCAAAAGATTGCCGAGTATGCCAAGATGGGCGTTGCCGCCGCCTCAATTCAAGAGCTGCGGCTTGCCTATGAATTTCAGGAAGCCCGTAAATCTCTAGAGGATTTCAACCGGCAATACCAGCGCACATTTGAAGGCATCAAGGATGTGTCAACAGCAATCAGCCAAGAAATGGATACATTCAGGGCATCGGCTGAGATTGCTTTCAAGATGGCCCGCATTTCCGCGGATGAATATGCGGATGCCTTGCAGCGTATCGCAGAGCTTGAGCAGCAACGGCAGGAACGAGCTTATTCTGGAAGGCTTGCCAGTGCCGGAATTGGAGAAGTCGGCAGGCGTGAGGATATTAAAAAAAATATCGAAACCCTGAATGAGGCATTGGAGAAAGGCGACATCTCTCTTGATCGTTACAAGCAGCGGATGCGGGAAATTGGTCTTGAAACGATCAGACTAAAGCAGATTGCCGGTGATTCTACTTTTGAAGAAGGCATATTGCTTTCTGTCTCAAAAATCGCTGAAGGCTTTGAAAATCTGAATATCAGCATGACCGATGCCTTTGGCGACTTCTTTCAGAGCTTTTCGCAAGGGTTCGCTGACAGCATAGGCCAGGCCATATGGGATATGGACAACTTTGGGGAGTCCATCGGTAACGTTGCACGGCAGGCCATTTCGCAGTTGATTTCCGCGTTTGTCCAGATGGGCATTCAGTGGGCCGTGACGCAGGTGGGCATGACCGCCGCAAGCGTTGCCGCGCAAAAGACAACCGCCGCAAGCGCCACAGTTGCAAATGCTAAAATCTTATCATCCGCCGCTCCCGCCGCTGCCGCGCAATCCGCCGCGACCTGGGGAACGTCCGCCGTGGTAGGCGCCGCTGCTTTGGCCGCTGCCATTGGCATGATGATGGGCGCGATGATGAAGGGCTTCAAGGTCGGGGGCTTCACCGGCGCCGGTTCTCCTGATGAAATCAAGGGCGTTGTCCATGCGGGAGAATTTGTCTTGCCAAAGCCTGCTGTTGACCGCATCGGCCTGCCCGCGCTCGAATCCCTGCGGCGCGGCAGCGGACTTGATCTCGATAACCCCTTTGCCCATACGCGGGGAACAGCATCATCATCCGCTCCCCCCATTTTGAATCTTTCCATCGAAAACTACGGCTCAAGCAAAGAGTTTGAAGTGCAGCAGCTTTCCGAGAGTGAAATACGCATCATCGCCAGGGACGAAGTGAGAAAAGAAGCGCCGCGAGCCGTTGCCAGAGATATGGACAATCCCAACTCTATTACGGCGAAGTCATTTAACCGCAACACGAATTCACAGAGGCAGCGGCCATGATGCGCTTTATTTACAGCCCTACTGAGATGACCTACTCGGTTGAGGATTCGAGTCACGAATATCTTCGCGCACAGCTTCAGGGCGGCGCGGGACGATACCGCAGCGATATTGTCGGCGGTTCGCAACTTGTCACGGCCCGGTGGGTTGTTGACGGCAGGGGCTACAACTATTTGTGCGCCTTTTACCGCGTGTTTAAAAGCGGCGTTGAGCCATTCGAGATATGCCTGATCAATGGCGAGGCTGCAGCGGTTCCCCATGTGGCCTGGTTTGTTCCCGGCTCTTGGAAGCTGGAAGAAAAAAGAGGCCCGATGTTTTTTGTGACCGCGCAGCTTGAAATAGAGGGGCCGGAGTATTGCGTGAAAGATGACTCCTGGCTTGTGGCGGCAGCCGGGATGCTTGGGCCTGAATGGGGGATATATGCTGAAAAGCTGGATTCCATCATGAATATCATGTTGCCGGAGATATTGCAGCTGTTATGAGCGGGAACAAAGAATACATAGAGTATTTCCTTAATGCGCGGGCCTGCGTTGCTCTTGTTGAGTGCCTGGAAATACGCCACTCGGAATTTTCGCAAACATGGCGGGTGGTGAGGAATGTTTCATCCGGGGTCACGGTCGCGCATGAAGACGGCCATAGCTTTGATTATGAGTATTGGCCGCTGGAAATCAGGAACCTTGGCGCGCGTGATGATATTGACTTTGGCATCAAAGTGAATCTTGGCGACCTTGGCGAGATTGTTCCCATGGAAATACGCCGGGTGCTGGCCGGTGACGCGGTTCTTGAAAAGCCGATTGTCACCTACCGATCCTACCGTTCCGACGATTACAGCAAGCCCCTTGAAGGCCCGCTGCGTCTGGAAATCAAGAAGGTTTCCTACACAAAAGAGGGATGCAGCTTTGAGGCAAAGGCCCCATCGCTGAACATCAGCAGGACGGGTGAGATATACGCTCTTGA